TCAATACATGATCTGGCTGGCCGCGCTGCTGCTCGGCTCGTTCGGGGCCGGCTGCTCGTTCGGCCTGACCGTCCGCACCACCAAGGGAAAGAAGACCGCCAATGCTCGCCGCAAGTGAATTCGCGTCGTCCATCGCCATCGCCGTCCTGCTGCTGGTGAGCGGCGTCGTGGGCGGGTTCTGGTACTGCCGGAAGTCGAAGTGAGGTTCTTCTGCTGCTGCACCGAACAGCCCTGCGTAGGCGACAGCTGCTGCGTGGGATGTGACCTGGAGAACTGCTGCGTCATTCCCGACCAGTACGTGGTCGACATGGGCACGGTGTCCTGCAATTGCTGGACATGGGGCGACTACGAGGTGGACTGGCCAGGCTGGTATTGGTGTTACGGTGGAGCTCCTGGTGGACCTCCGTGCCCGGGGTCTGGCTGGGTGCAGCTGCGGCAATGCAACGCGCAATGGACGCTGCGGAAGGACAGCTGCGAAGCTGGTCCGTGGGTGCAACACGCCCTGTCCAACTGCATCACAGAAGGCGGCCCGGCTTGCGAGGATTGGACGACCAACGACTACAGCTGGAGTTGGCCACAGGGAACGGTCACGGCGCAGTTTCCGATGGACCTTGTCGCCAACCCGTTGGACCCATCCGGCCAATGCAGCGTGGTCTTGCCCAACGAAAGCGGCACCATCACCTACACGTCGTACACGGGCGCCACGAATTCGGCTGCGAACAACGCTGTCATCTGCTACCCGTACCCAGAGCAGGACCCGGACGATGGCTTCAACGACACGCCTCCGTACGCCGGCGCGGTGTTCGTGCAGGGCAGCTTTAAGGCTTGCCAGCCGCACCCATGCGCCGAGTGGCAACCAAACGACTTCACCGTCGAACAGATGTGCGAGCCGTGCACGGAAAGATGGGACGTTCTGACGGTCGCATATTTCATCCGCAACGAGCACCAGATACAGGGAAACGGTGGACCAGCGCAGTTTTGCGATCCGTCCGCGCCGGTGGCGCTTTGCTGGACGTACGACACTTGGACTGCGCTGGTGAGGTACGTACGGAAGCCAGAATGCCCAGCCAGCGGCCCCAGGTCGATTGTTGGTACCTACCAGTTTGCCTGTGCCGAGCTGTTCATTCCGACCACAAGCGTGTTTGCGCCGCTCGGTGCGTTCGGACAGCTTGAGCACCACGCGGGAATCGGGCGCCGGCTCCAATACGTTGTCCTACCCGGCAACTGCGGCGACTCGCTCTGCACCTGGCAATTCCCGTACGACACCGCCTGCCCGGGCGGGTTCTACGCCAGCGGCAACAAGGCGAAGCTCTGCGCCCCCAACAACAGCGGCTACGGGTGGAACTTCCCGCCGACGGTGACGATCAACTATGCACCGTGACCCAGAGGACTTGATCCGGCAGCACTTGGAAAGACAGCCCAGGCGCGAACCCGGCCTCGGGGACGCCGTGGCCGCCGCGACCAAGGCCGTGGGCGTCAAGCCTTGCGGGGGCTGCCAGCGGCGCCAGGCGGCGATGAACCGGGCGACGCCGGGGTGGGCCTCGCGGCTGCTCGCGTGGCTTGGAGTCGGCGGATCTCGTCCCGGACGATCTCCCGTACCGCCTGCTCGGTGAGGCCCGTGGCAGCCGGCGGGGTCACGGGCACGGCCGTGGGCGCCGCGCCCTGGACGCCTGACCGGACGGCCGAGCGGAAGAACAGCCAGATCACCAAGACGACCAGGATCGGCAGGATGACGATCCCGGCGCAGAGAAGACCACCGGCATAACTTCCCATAGGGGAAAGTCTACAGAAGGGCTACCATGTCGGAATGAACCAGCGGACCCGGGAGGCTGTTCGCCGCATGGATGCGAAGCGCCAGGAGTGGTGGATCGTGCGTCGCGATAGCGACCCGGACGGCATTTGGTACGCGGTACTTGACCCTAAATTGGGGTGGGATTGGGCGTATAAAGTCGGCCGTGCCAAGTGGTTAGCACACCACCGCATAACCCGCGCCCGGAAGGAATCTCGGACTGGCCGTAAACTGGAGGAAATTCGCCGATTGGTCGATACAATCCGCCACAGCGGTGGCAAATCGGCGAGTCGCGGCGTGGAAGGTCCACGTAACCCGACTTAACATAACGCCGAGTAACCTAGGACTTTTCTAGGTTTTACGGGCCATCGCGGGGAGACCGCGTGGCGACCGATCTGGTGTTGCAACCGAGCGTGACGGGGGGACTGACGCCGACCGAAAGGGCGGCGGCGAACTTTGAGCTTGTGCGGGTGGTTGGTCCCAAGGTCAGGGACAACCACGTGGAGAACATCCAGGGGCGGCAGTACCTGAAGGTGTCGGGCTGCCAGGCCATCGCGAGCTCGCTGGGCTACACGACGGGGACGCTGGCCGTCCACTTCGTGGAGGAGTCCGGTTCGCTGCCGGCGCATTGGAAGGCCGAGGTCGGGGTGTACGACGCCATCAGCGGCCACATGGTCGCGAAGGGGATGTCGGCCGTCTTCATGGACGAGGCCCGGTGGAAGAAGGCGGATCACTTCGCCTGCATGGGCATGGCGCAGACGCGGGCGACCGGCCGCGCCCTGAAGGGCGTGATGGGGTGGGCATTCGCCATGCTCGGCGTCGAAGGCTCGTTCGCTGAGGAGATGCCTGCTGGAGGCGCCACGATGCCCCAGGAGGCGCCCGCGCCCGCGAAGGCGCTGCCAGCACCCTCCAAGGCGTCGAAGCCCGCAGGAGGCAAGCAGGCGTCCGCGCCGGCCTTTCAGGAGCTTCGCGGCGTTTGTGCAGGAGTCCAGCCAAAGACATCCAAGGCCGGGAAGCCCTACTGGCGTGTCGCCATCGAAGCCGGCGAAGGGGTTGAGTGGTTCACCTCCTTCGAACCCGTGAAGTTCGAGGCCGGGGCGAAGATCGTGCTGCAGCTGGAGCCCTACGGCGACGGCGTGAAGGTGAGGGACGGCTGGGTCGACCCGGCCGCCGAGGAGGTGCCGTTCTGATGAGCACCGTCACCCTCACCGAAGACGATTTCGGAAAGGCGCGTTTGATCGCACTTCGCCGAAACGAGTGGGCGTCCATGAACGCCGAGCAGAGCACGTGGGGCGGGACCTACCGCCATCCGCTTGAGATCGACATCCTCGGCACGTGCGGCGAGATGGCCCTGATGCGGTTCCTGGGCTCCTCGTCGGTCCCGACCTACGACCCAGCCCTGCGGAAGAACCCGGACGTCGGGCCGTTCGACGTCCGCACCACGGCGGTCTCGGCCGGCTGCCTCATCATGCGGCAGCGGGACGCCATCGATCGCTACCACGTGCTCGTCGTGCAGCTGGACCGGCTGCGCTACCGCATCGCCGGCTACTGCCACGGCAGCATTCGTCACAGCAAGGAGATTCACCAGTACGAGCGGGGCGACCCCATCGCGTGGTTCATCCCCCAGGCGAAGCTTCTGCCGGCCGAGGAGCTGCACGACCTCTACATGGACGCCCAGCTGGAGGCCTACCTGGCCGACCTCGGAAGGGAGGCCAAGGATGGCCAAGCTGTATCCGAGTGACATCTGGCGCCGGGGCGACTCCCTGGACCCGCTGGAGAAGCTGGTGGCGCTGGCGCTGCTTGACTACGGCGACCGGATCTACCCGTCGCAGTCGCACGTGGCGGCCAAGACCGGGCTGTCCCTGGCGACCGTCAAGCGGGTGATGCGGAGCCTCCGGGCGAAGCTCGTCATCTCGGTCAAGCGCAACCGGAAGGGCCTGGCGTACGCCTTCGTGATGGCTCAGCCTGACACTTTTGAAAGTGTCACACAGACACCAGTAAAGGCTCAGCCTGACACCGATCCGGTGTCACAGAGAGCTACTAACTATCCCAAGAACTATCCCACCAACCAAGGCGCCCCTGACGGGGCAGCCGGAGGGTGGGAGGTTCCATCGGATGTGGAGGGGCGGATTCGCATCCGGGACCCACGGGCAGACCTCTCCTCCCAGCGGAAGGTCTGCCGGCGGGTCATGGTCCAGCACGGCCTGACCGAGGACGAGGCGCGTCGCTCTTGGCGCGACCTCTGCCTCGGGTGGGCTCGCACCGGGAGGTCGGCGTACGACATCCTGAACGAACAGGTCCAGCAGCTCGCAGGGGCTCGGGACGTTCGTGCCGTGCTCCTGCACCGGCTGAAGGGGGTGGCGGCATGACAGACGAACGATGCAACGCCGACCTCGGCCCGCTCACGGCGAAGCTGCTCGAGCAGCAGCGCGAGATCGCCCGCCTCACCGCCGAGCGCGACGAGGCGAGGCGGGAAGTCTGTGGCTGGGCAGGGCAGGCACGCAACCTCGACCCCAACGTGATCGCCATGCAGCGTGGGTGGAATGTGAAGGTCAAGCACGAACCCGATGCCAAGCACGACCGGCCCGAGGAGGTCGTGGTGGTCAAGGTCGGCAGGCACCGTGTACGGGAGATCAAGCGATGAAGACCAACAGCCGAGCGAAGGGATGCCGCGGCGAGCTCGAAGCCTGCCGCGCCATGGAAGGCATCACGCACCTCAAGTGGGAACGGACCGCCCAGCGGTGGGGAAACGCCACCGCCGACATCTGGGCACCGCAGGCCGTCGCCCTGAAGGCCCATTTCGAGGTCAAGTTCCATTCCAAGGGCCTGAAGCGGTTCACCGTCGCGGCCACCGAAGCGGACTTGAACCTCACCAGGGACCAGCTGCTGTTCTGCCGGCTTGACCGCTGGCCCAAGGTGCTCGGATCGGGCCGCATTCCGAGCCTGATGAACGTGGTGAACGGGGTCAGCAACTTCATGCGGCAGGCCGAGGCCGATGCCGAGGAAGGGGCCATTCCCGTGGTGGTGATGCGCCAGAACGAATGCCCATGGCTGGTGATGTGGCGGGCGCAGGACGACCAGGCGCTGGACCGCATGATGCTCCTGCATTGGAAGCACCATGCGGCGTGAGCCCACGAACAGATGGGCATCAAAGCCATCACGTGCTCCACGGTCTGGACACCAGGGCAAGGGTGCGAAGGCCATGCAGGCGTTGAGCCGTGTGCTGCGAGCGAATCATCCGTTCTGCCAAGTGTGCAACGTGAAGCCCTCGGCCGAGGTGCATCACCGCGTCAAGTGGAACGATGACCCGATGAGGAGGCTGGATGCCGCCAATCTCGTCTGCGTATGCAGGGCCTGCCATGAGCAGCTCGAAAAAATCCCCCCGGCCTAAGGCCCCCCGGGCGAAGGCCCGTGGGACTACCGACGTCATAGGTTCTCTTCCCCCCTCT